TCACAGGTTTGTTCCATGACATTGGAAAGTGTGGTACAGTAGAAAGACCATATTATCTTCCCAAGAGTTCAGACTGGCACAACAAGCAAGGGATCATGTACGAGATCAATCTTGATCTTGTGAACATGCCCGTGTCTCTTCGTTCTTTGTACCTTCTCCAAACTTTTGGAGTCAAACTAACAGCAGATGAGCACTATGCTATTTCAACCATCAAAGACAGGTCAAGAACCACCGAAGAGAACCCAATGGTTCAGAACGAACCAATCCTTGCTATAGTGTTGCAGCAAGCAGTTCGGATGGCTTGCCTCAGAGGTTCTGGAAGGACTTCCATCCTCTGAAGAACAGTAGTCTAAGTACCCGAAATCACTATAGAATCAGGGAAAAGAATTCGCCCGGAGATCGATACAGAAACCATGTTCCGGTTCATACTTATGAAGACAGCAATTCGGCTGGCCCAATAGTTTGAACCCATTTTCAAACCCAAGAAGAAAACCCAAAGGAAAACCCACAATGGCATATAACATCAATAAGCTTGCAGACACCTACGCTGTGATGAACGGAGAGAAGAAGGCAAACCAGGGAAAGAAGGGGCCTCCATTTCCACAGTGGAAGCCAACACTCTCTGATGACGGCAAGGCAAGAACTTTCAACGTTCGGTTTCTTCCATATCAAGATCAGAACGAGCAACCATTTCAAGAAGTGAGTTACTACGATAACAAATCGTTGTCACCTTTCAGGTTGGTAGCTCCAGCACAGTTCGGGTTGGAAGATCCGATTGCTGAACTGGTGATGGAACTGCGCAAGGACAGAAAGAACAAAGAAGCTTGGAAGGTGATCAAGCCTTTGCTTCCAAAGCCAAGGTACTTTGCTCCTGTGTTTGTTCGTGAAGAAGCGGATAAGGGAGTTCAGGTATGGGAACTTTCTCCAACTGTTTGCAAGGACATCTATGGTGTTCTGGTATCGGAAGACTATCGTGACGAGGATGTGACAAGCCCTGAGAAGGGCTTTGATTTCCAGGTAACCGTGAGCCCATCTGGTAAGACGTTTACCAATCCTGACACGAAGATTGTCTATCCGGTGAACGATGTCAAGGTATTGGCTCGTACAAAGAGCACACGCCTTGCAAAGACGGATGAAGAGGTGCGCAAGCTGGTAGGATCCATTCCAAACCTGTTGGACATTTTTACCAAGCAGTGCAAGTCGGCAGATGAACTCAAGGGAATGCTTGAGGGATACCTTGCAATCGATGCAAGAGCAACACAGAACGAGTCTGGTACCAACCACACCTCGGATGCTGACGACGTGATGGATCCAAACACCATGAAGTCCGTTGAAGACCAGTTCGCTGGCCTGTAACCAAGTCTGATAACATGAACGAGAGCCCCTGTTGGCGTTGCTGACAGGGGCTTTTCGTGTTATACTGAGTTCAAAGGTAAGGTCATGCCAGCAAAGAACACAAAGGCTTCGTGGACACTCTGGAAAACACCAGATGGGATGTGTTTTTCTTATGCCAACGCAACGTTGTACAACCGCAAGACAGGTGCTTGGCAACAAATCAAGGATCTTGGTGCCGTTGAGGTTCCAGCGAGCGAATGCGTGTTTGTTGCTGCTTTGAAGCTCAAGCAGTTTCATCACGGTCGTTCCTGTCACTTCTACTTTGAAGACCTTCAAACGGGCAACCAGTACATGATGCAAGGAACAGAGATGGAAGAGATCCTGTTCAACCATACCTTGCATCAGGGTGTGATCTGCGGAAGATGGGGATGGGTGAAGAAAGGTGGCGTTATCTCGATCAAGTTGCTCGAAGAGCTTGATGACGTAGAAAGCGCAGAGGCATCCAATGCCTAGAGCACCAGCTACCCCTAAACCTCCCAGGAGACCTGCTTGGTCTATCTGGCAACACAAGACAGATGGATGGATACACTTTGGTCAGAAATGGTTGAAGTTTCAGCCAGAAGACTTTGAAGAACACGATCCAACCAACTTTCGACTCACAACAACCTTGAGATATGTCGGTTGTTCGATCGGTAGATCAGCCGTGAACTTCCAGTTCAAAGACCTGGAACATGGTGGACCTCAGCTAACTCTCTTGCCACGAGAGTTTGACAGAATCCTAACTCACACAACACTTCACGAAGGAATGTTGAGAGGAATCTGGAGATTTGAGAAGCATGGCACAACCATTGCAGCTTATCTCGTCAAGGAACTTGTTGACGAAGATGACGACGCAGAACAATCCATCTAATCCCAGGACAGAGAAACTTATCTGACGATCCCACAGAAGGAAAAAGACATGCCACCAAAGAAAAAAGAGATATCTACAGCCGGTTCTTCTGGTCCACAGTTGGACAACTCGGAAGACTTTTCCGCTGAACTGATCAAGCAACTCAACCGTGAAGCTGGTGACAAGATTGCTTTCAATCTTGGAGATGACGATGCTCCAACCAACGTCAGGAGATGGATTCCAACGGGTTCCAAGCTTCTTGACTATGCTATTTCAAACCGTCGTGGTGGAGGTTTCCCAGAAGGTAGGATCATTGAGATCCAAGGACCACCTTCTTGTGGTAAGTCGCACCTTGCTTTTGAAGCAGCAAGAGCAACCCAGGCAATGGGTGGCGTTGTTGTGTATATCGACACTGAGAACGCAACCTCACCGGAGAACCTGAAAGACCTTGGAATCAACGTTCACAAGAACTTCGTGTTCATTCAGACGAACTGCACCGAAGAGGTGTTGAAGTACGCTGAAATGGCAATCATGAAGTCTCGTTCAATGAACAAGGATGTTCCAATGACCATCATCTGGGACTCGGTTGCTGCTTGTTCTCCAAAGGCCGAACTAGAAGGTCAATATGAAGATAACTCCATTGGTCTTCAAGCCCGTGTGCTCTCTAAGGGCATGAGGAAGATCAGCAACGTTATCGCCAACCAGAAGGTGTTGTTTCTGTTGATCAACCAACAGAGGATGAAGATCGGTGTGATGTACGGAGATCCTACCACAACACCTGGAGGTTCCGCAATTCCTTATGCAACCTCGGTTCGTCTTCGTGTGATGAGTCCTGCGCCTATCAAAGCTGAAAAGGACAGGATCATCGGAGTGACTGTTGAAGTCAAGGTGATCAAGAACAAGGTTGCAAAGCCTTTCCGTTCTTGTGAACTCTCGATCATCTTTGGCAAGGGAATTGTTGACGATGAACAGGTCTTTGATGTTCTCAGAGCTCACTGTGATGCAAAGGGTGCAGTCAAAGCTGGAGGGAAGAGACTCCTGATCGAAGGTTCTGGGGCTTGGAAGACTTTCCAGGTTGCAGATGACACAACAGGTGAGGTTCTTCACGAAGTCAAGTTCTACAAAGCTGAGTTTCGTGAGAAGGTGTTGAGTGTGCCTGAGTTCCAGGGTTACATCGGTGACCTTCTGGAAGCCGCAATGGTGATGAAGAACGATGAGAACGATCATCCTTCGTTCAAAGGTGCAGATGCCAACTCTCTTGAAGAGATGAGAAGACAGGAGAACGTGGAGTGACGATCAGAATCAAGTTCAAGAAGCTGGTACCAGAAGCCAAGCTCCCAACCAAGGGGAAACCAGGGGATGCCGCTTATGACCTTTACTGTATCGAGAAGGTGAGCTTGCTTCCTGGTCAAACCAAGAAAGTCAGAACGGGACTTCAACTGGCTGACATGCCTCTTGAAGATGGTCCCGATCTTCTGTTCCTTCAAATCGAAGGACGGTCAGGAGTGGCTTCTAACGGCGTTTATCCAGTTGGTGGCATTGTGGATGCGATCTATCGAGGAGAGATCCAGGTGATTCTTCACAATGGAGGGCTCCAGACTTATGTGCTGGATTCAACAGGAATTGGGTTACAACAAGCCAATTCGGTTGAATTCAACCCAGGTGATCGTGTTGCTCAGATCATCCTTCGGAGAACACCCAAGGACGTGGTTCTTGAGGAAACCGAAGAGGTTACAGAGACCTCTCGTGGCAGTTCAGGATTTGGTTCAACCGGAACCTAACTGATCCTTGCGTCCTCTTCCCCATATCCCACCTCTTCACACGCCCTGTCTTCCATGTTCCTGTAAGCTCTCCAGGCTCCGTAGAACTGTTGAAGCTCACGACCAGTGAGTTGCACAGTCGTGTCTCCGAAGTCCTGGAGAGCCTGTCGGGCTTTGAACACCACAGCAAGCTCTTGACGGGGCCATTCACATGGAACAGCAAGACGTTTCCCTGTTCGTGGAGACACCACCACGATCCAGGCTTCATCCGTGAGCTTGTTATCTACCAGAGCGACCTGGGTTGGAAAAGTCTTGATCGACATGCCCCAACCCTATCAGAACCACAGGGAGTGTCAAGAGGAAATCTGCTACCATGTACAAGACACAGGCCCTCGGATCACTCTTCCGTTCCTCACATAGATCAACCCCATTGTCAGGGTATCGATCACGTCAATCTTGCAAATGACACAGGAACCTATAGGTGGGCAATGAGCTCTCATCATGCTCTGTAGTTTTAGAGTGGTTATTGACTAATTGATAGGTGGTAAGCTTGTAGCATGGCTCTTATACCAACCGATCAAGATCGCATCCCTTATGTCCCTGAGTCAACTCAGAAACGTCCTATCGTGATTGTTGATGGCATGAACCTGTTCATTCGCCACTTCATGGTCAACGAGGCTGTCACAAACACCGGGGATCTCTGTGGTGGTGTTGTTGGGTTCTTGAAGGCTCTATATGGGCTCACAACTCAGTTCTCTCCTGAGCGGATCTATGTTGTCTGGGAACAAGGTGGTGGCTGTCCACGCCGTAAGCGCATCTATCCAGATTACAAAGCCAACAGGATGAAGATCAAGTCTGAGTTCAAGAGCATCAACCTCCCATCCAACGGCGTTCCGTCAAAACAGTGGATCCGAGATGACACAGAGAACAAGCTGCGTCAGACCAAGATCCTGGTTGACTGTCTCAAACATCTTCCCGTGTGTCAGGTCTATGTCTCCGAAACAGAGTGTGATGATGTGATCGGGTACATGATCCGTCACAAACTCAAGAACGTCAACGCTTTGAAGATCGTGGTTTCATCTGACCGAGACTTCTATCAACTCCTGGATGAACCAAACGTCAAGATATTCAACCCTGCGGACAAGTCTTTCCATGATGGTCCAATCGTTCAGGTCAAGGTGTCCAAGAACGAATTCGTGAGCATTCCAGCAAGGAACTACGTTCTTGTCAGGACCATGACGGGTGATGACTCAGACAACATCACAGGAGTTCCAGGAATGGGCTTCAAGACCGCTTTGAAGAGCTTCCCGTCCCTGTCTGACCCTTCTACCGACCAGACGATCCAAGGGCTCTTAGAAGAGGCTAGAACGCAAGTAACGGGCAAGAAGAAACCAGCCAAGGTTATTCAGTCCGTGTTGGCTTGTGAAGAGGTGATCAAGCGAAACTGGCAACTGATGTACCTGAGTTCTGGAACACTTGCACCAAACCAGATCGCCAAGATCGACTATGCGATCGAGAACTTTGAACCGAAGCTCAACAAGCTGGGGTTGATCAAGACCCTTCTGAGCTCCGGAGTGATAAGCAACATTGATTTTGATTCAATGGCTTACCAGATGCAAATTTCTTTGATTACGAAGTAATGGAAGAACGGGTTCGGAGAGCTTACTTACTTTCTACAGACCAGACACCTTCTCTGTCCAGCGATGGATCTCAGAGCTCCATTATCCTAAAAAACATGAACAAAGTCAATGGAGCGCAGCCGGTAAAATCAAAATCTGAGTCACTGTATACCTGGAATCTCTCACTAGAGAACAAGAAGAAACACAAGGAGTCAAACCAACAATGTCCACCACCCAGAGTGCAGACAGCAAGAAGTCTTTTGCCAATTTTGACCGTCACTTTCAAGAGAAAATCGTTCAGGCCATGCTCACTGATCGTCAGTGGGCTGCTCAGATGGCCGAGGTTCTGAACCTGGATTATTTTGACTACGCCTATCTGCGTCAGTTGACAGCCAAGTATCTGAACTATTACCAGAAGTACAAGGAATTTCCTTCTCTGGAGCTCTTTGTCTCTGTTGTTCGTGAGGACTTGAAGAACGAAGCTGATGCTGCACTTGATCTTCAAATCAAGACGGTGATCGTGAACACCAAGAACAAGAAGGATCTTGGTGACTTGCAACACGTCAAGGAAGTTGCACTGTCTTTCTGCCGTCAACAAGGTTTCAAGAACGCACTGGTTGAATGTGCTGACCTTGTGAATGAGGAAGAGCAGTATGACAGAGCGGTTGAGATCATCAAGAGAGCAATCACGGCTGGTCAGGCACACAGCCCTGGAATGGATCTTGAGAACGACATCGATGCTCGTTACTCGGAAACCTACAGAAACACGATTCGAACCAACATCCAGAGCGTGAATGGTTCGGATAGTCTGGATTCCAGGAAGATCCTGAATGGTGGTGCTGGCGCTGGTGAACTGAACGTTGTGATCGCTCCAACAGGTGTTGGAAAGAGTCACTTCCTTGTTCATGTGGGAGCTCAAGCATTGTTGCAAAGCAAGAACGTTCTTCACTTCACCTTTGAGTTGAATGAACGTGCTGTCGGTATCCGTTATGACTCTCACCTTCTTGACATTGATTCTCTTGAGTGTCCTGAAAGGAAGAATGAAGTCAAAGAGTTCTACCAGACCAATGCTGGCCGTCTTGGAAGCCTCAGGGTCAAGTATTTTCCAACTGGAACAGCAACAGTGAACACTCTCAGGAGTTTCATTGACAAGCTGGCTCTGGAGAATTTCCGACCTGATATGGTTGTTGTTGACTACGCAGGAATCATGCGTTCAACCGAGAGATACGAGCTTCCAAGAATGGAGCTCAAGAAGATTTACGAAGAGCTCAGGTGCTTTGCTGCTGAACTTGATGTTCCTGTTTGGACCGCTTGTCAGTCAAACAGAGAAGGTGCTGACTCAGAGATCATCTCTCTTGCAAACATGTCGGAGGCTTACGCCCAGGCTCACATTTGTGACTTTGTGATTGGTCTTGGAAGACCAGAGAGCCAGAAGGCAACAGGTATCGGAACGATCTTCATCGCCAAGAACCGTGCTGGTGTTGATGGTGTTTCCTACAAGGTTAGGATTGATACTGCTCGTTCAAAGATCATTATCTTGTCGGACGAAGAGGTTCAACACCTCAGCGCTGAACAAGAAAGAGAACGAGAAGAAGGAATGAACTTGGTTCGCAGAACCCTGAGACAGATCAACACTCGAAAGGTTATGGGAGAGAACACATCCCTTGAACTTTCCGACGCACAAGGCAAACAGGTAAGATAGGACAGAGAGAACGAAGCTATGACAACTTATGTGGATTACAAGCAGACAATGGAACAATCACTTGAATACTTTCAAGGCAACAAGATTGCTGCGAAAGTGTTTGTTGACAAGTACGCACAGAGAGATGCTCAAGGACGTTTCTTGGAAGCCACTCCAAGAGACATGCACAAGAGACTTGCTCGTGAGTTTGCAAGGATTGAATCGAAGTACCCAAACCCACTTTCAGAAGAAGAAGTGTTTGGTTATCTGGATGAGTTCAGATACATCATCCCCCAAGGATCCCCAATGGCTGGAATTGGCAACCCATTCCAGGTAATGTCTATTTCCAACTGTTTTGTGATCCAGTCTCCTTATGATTCTTATGGAGGAATTCTCAAGGCCGATCAAGAACAAGCTCAGATCATGAAGAGACGTGGAGGTGTTGGGTTCGATATCTCCACCATTCGTCCAAGAGGGCTTCCAACTGCCAATGCCGCCCAGACAACCGATGGTATTGGTGTGTTCATGGAGAGGTTCTCCAACACCTGTCGTGAGGTTGCTCAGGGTGGTCGCAGAGGAGCTTTGATGCTCACTCTTTCCGTTCATCATCCTGAGATTCGTACCTTCATCCATATCAAAGAAGACTTGAAGAAAGTTACAGGGGCAAACATCAGCATTCGTCTCTCGGATGAGTTCATGACTGCTGTGAAGAACAAGGAAAAGGTTCAACTCCGTTTCCCGGTTGATTCCAAAGAACCAACAATCTTGGAAATGGTTGATGCTGAAGAGCTTTGGACAGAAATTATCAGTGCTGCTCACAAGAGTGCGGAACCAGGACTCTTGTTCTGGGATACTGTGATGCGGGAGTGCCCAACAACTTCTTATCCAGAATTCATCACAATATCAACAAACCCATGTGGCGAAATCACTCTTTCTGCTTACGACTCTTGCCGTCTTCTTTTGATAAATGCTGTTTCTTTTGTGAAAAACCCATTCTTGAAACCGCAGATGGATTGGCTTAAATTCCAAGAAGTTGCTTTTGTTGCTCAAAGACTGATGGATGACGTGGTTGACTTGGAACTGGAATGCATCGACAAGATCATTCAGAAGATTAAAGATGACCCGGAACCAGAAGAGGTGAAGCTGATCGAGTTGAATCTTTGGAACAAGATCAGATCAGCTTGTTTTAACGGTAGGAGAACGGGCCTTGGACTTACTGGAGTTGGAGACTTGGTTGCTGCAATGAACATGCGTTATGGGTCACCAGAAAGCATTGAATTTGTTGAACGTCTTTACAAGGAGCTTGCAACAACAAGCTATAGTTCTTCGATTGCAATGGCAAAGGAGCGCGGTTCATTCCCAGCATTTTCTTATGAGGCGGAAAAAGACAATCCCTTCATTCAGAGAGTTATGGCTGAAATGCCACGAATTGCGAGCGATTACAAGCGTTATGGACGCAGGAACATTGCCAACCTCACAACACCACCTGCGGGTTCGACTTCAATGCTTGCCAAGTCGATCATTGGCTATGGTGTGAGCTCAGGAATCGAGAACGTTCTCTATATCCGTTCGATTCGTAGAAAGAAGATCAACCCAAACGACAAAGACGCAAGAGTTGACTTCGTGGATGAGATGGGAGACAAGTGGACAGAGTTTCCTGTCTATCACAATGGGTTTGAAGCCTGGAAACAGATCACAGGAAAAACCGATGACCAGATCAAGGAATCGCCTTACTGGAACTCAACTGCTGATGACGTTGATTGGGTTGCCAAGGTGGACATGCAGGGAGTGGCCCAGAAGTGGATTGACCACTCTATCTCCAACACAACCAATCTCCCAGAAGAAGCTGACGTGGAAACCGTCAAACAGGTCTACATGCGTGGTTGGGAAAAAGGTTGCAAAGGCATCACCATCTATCGTAAGAACTCAAGAGCAGGAGTGATCCTGGACGATTCTGCAAAGAAGAAGGAAACCAAGAAAGCCGAGTTCAACGAGAACCATGCTCCAAAGAGACCCCACGAACTGGATTGTGACGTATATCACTCCACGATCCAGGGTGAGAAGTGGACCATCTTTGTTGGAAAACTAGAAGGTAGACCATATGAGTTGATGGGTGGTTTGGCAAAGTTCGTCAACCTACCAAAGAGAGTCAGAAGTGGTAAGACGCTCAAACACAATGGTGAGATCAACCCTGCAAGGTATGACTTTCACTATGACTATGACAAGGGTCCAGAGGATGAGACGGTTATTCGAGACATTGGCAACGTCTTCGAGAATCCAGTTCATTCTGCGTTTACTAGAAGTATTTCTTTAAATCTCCGACATGGTGTTCCAGTTCAGTATGTCTGTGAACAACTCTTGAAAGGCGCAGAGAAAGACTCCGATCTTTACTCGTTTTCCAGA